ATTCGAACACAGTATTAAAGGCTACTGTGTAAACTGATCCACCTTGTGCTATCTCTACAGAAATAATTGCACCTTCTACAGCGTTTGATGGTGCTGAGAAAGTCGTGTTCTCTGTGGTTGCATGATAGGCGTTGGCTGCTGCTTGTGCATCCCAAGCTACTGCATTAGAGCTTGAGGTAATTGCTACTTGTGTAATTTTTGCTGAAGTTGATGCTGTTGCTACTGTAAAGACTCCAGTTGATGCTGAGTTAGCACCAATGGGTGCGCCATCAATTGCACCACCATTAACATCAATAGTTGTAAAACTAGCTGAACCAGTTGAGGTTAAAGTACCACCAACTGTTAAAGTTTTACCAGAGCCAACATTAAGGCCCACACTTGTTCCGTTTCCTGCATCTGCAAAAAGACCATCTAAAGTATCGAGGTCGGTGTTTAATTTTCCGCCCCAGGTATCAGTAGATGCACCGACTTCGGGTTTTGTTAAGTTTAAATTCGTTGTAAATGTATCTGCCATATTATTATGCCGCTTGTTCTTTTGTTAATTGAGTCCAGGTCGTGTCAGGATTCTGTATCACTTCCCATTTTAGACCACCACTTGCTGAAAATCCACTTGTTTGTGTGAAGGTTGATGAACCTCTATCGATCTGTCTACCAATAGCTGTAAAGTCTGATGTCTCTGCACCAGTTGCGTGTGCTGCTATGGTGTATCGACCTGCACCATTCATGGATGAGGTTTGTGCAATGGTTGCAGATCCTCTATCGATTTGTTTACCCACAGCACTCATGCCAGAGGTTTGTGCTATGGTGCTTGAACCAAGATGGACTCTATGGCCCACACTGGTCATGCTACTGGTTTGTGCTAGGGTTGCAGATCCTCGATCTACTTGAGTACCAACCGCAGACATTCCAGATGTCTGAGCAATGGTTGCAACACCACGATCAAGCTGTCTGCCTATCGCAGATGCACCTGATGTCTGTGCTATTGTTGCGGATGCTTCCTGATACTGCGGAGTGCCATAAGCGGCAATTCCGTAGTTATATGAGCCATAGCCTACTGAGGCCATGGTATTAAGCTAATGTGATGTCTAAATCACCAGCATCAAATCTAAACACATCACCGCTTGTTACAACCTTAGATGTATCTAAGTTTGCATAGGCAAGTAAGTTGCCGCTAGTTAATGCATCTAAAATACCAACTGCAACTACAGTTCCGTAATCGGCTGTAGCTGTTGGGTATTCAACTGCTGCTGCGTTTGTCGCTGTTGTAGGGGATGTGCCTGAGACAGTAAAAGTAGAGGTTTGTCTTGCATAAGCTCCACCTGTTACTTCAGTACCACCGCCAGTATCGTCAGGTGCTACTGTATACAAAGCAACATAATGTGTTGTTGGTGCTGTATAAGCAGTACCGCCAAATACATGGTCAAGTACCTTGTCTTCTAAATAATCACTAAATCCAGCCATTTTTTATACTCCTAGTTATTACCAAAATAATAAATATCTTTACTGCGTTTTCCGTAAGTTCTTCTTCTTTGCATTAAAGAACCTTTAGAGAACTCAGCTTTTTCTTGCTCTAGTCTCATTTCTTCTAGAGCTTTCTCGAACTGTGCTGTAAATAATGGCACTCGTTCATCTTCCATTAAATAGATAGAAGCGTGTTTTAATGATCCATAAAGGTAAGCATCTGGATATCCTGTGGATAAAAAGTTACTCGTATTAGAATCGCTTAACGCATCTATCTTTCCGTAGTAGGTTAATTGTACTGTATAACTTCCGTCTGGGGTAGGTGCAAATTCAATTGAATCATCTACCAATGCAAAATAAATGGGTTGCCCTGTTACATTATCATTGGCTTTTCTATACACATCCATAGATTCTATGGATTGTTGAAACAATGGTGAGAAATCACCACTATCAATTTGTAAGTTTATAGCTTCTAACCAATCAGTTGGTACTGCAAGATATTGACCTGTAAGAGTTGCAGTAGCTCTTTTAATCATGCCTTTAACCCTTAATCTGCGGTTAAATTCTGCCTCTGTGCTATCAATAAATGAATCAATTACATCTGTTAAATCTGAACGATTTAAGTAACTTGCGATATTAGATTTTAATTCTGCGTATGTCATAGTTTACCTTGCCATGTTCTAAAAACTTTATTGTCTGATTTATTTAACCATTTTTTCCATTGCTTCATATCATTGGCCCATCCTTCTCGACACGCTCTTTGATATACAATCAATGGCACTTCTGCCACATGGCGAAGATCTTTACCTGGTTTATGTTCTGCAAGCATTTTGCAATGCTCTATTACAGGATTTAGGTCTTGAGTTGTGTGATAGATGTCTTTGTTATCTTCAGTAATAAACTCATTGGTAAAACCAGTCTTGTGATCTATAACAGTTCTTTTAGCCATGCAAGAATTTTAACACAAAAAAAAGGGATGCCGAAACATCCCTTTAAGGTTCTTAACCGAGAACTTAACTTACGTTAAGGTCAGCAACTAAACCATGAGCTGCTTCGTTGGATACTTCTAATCCATACTCAACAACGATCATTTTAGTGACTGCATCACCTATTGTTGCAATGTCAACTGTTTTGAAATCACGCAAGAAAGATACTTTCGCCATTTCAGGATCAACCAACAATAAAGATCTTTCTCTTGATCTGTTTGATGGAACTATTTTTAGCTCACCAAAGTCAGAAGAGTAGATAGATACTGATGCTTCTACAGTATTAGAGTCAACAAATTGTCTTGCTTGTGAACGACCTGTGAAACCAGAGATAACTTGTTTGTTATGTGGGCCACAAATTGCTATTGATGGCTCACCGCCATTTTCAAAGCAAGATTGTAAAACATTCTTCAAAAGAGCTTCAGTTAAATCTCTTTGAGTTCCGTCTGTTGGAGCTGTTCCACCGCCAGTAGGAGTTGATCCTGCTGCGTTGTCAACATTAGATTTCATCCAAGATTCAAAAGCACCAGTTTTACGAGCAGTTGTCGCATCACCAGTAGTTTTTCCATTCTTTTGACAAAGAGCTTCTTCCATATCTCTCTTAAGAGCTTTAGACATGATAGCTAGTTGGTGAGCCATTTCTGATCTCTTACCAGCAGGGTCTGAAGACTCTTGTGAGCCTGATACAGTTGCATCTCTTTTTGAAATCATCGCAACATTGCTAACACGAGTGGTTGCAACAGCAGCTGATCTTGAAAGTTCAAAACCTTCTAGTTCACCTGTTGAGACTGGACTCGCTAGAGCTTCTGTTTGCCAATCGAAGACAACATTATTAATATTTCTTTTTCCAATTGATGACATAAACGGAGTTTGCATTGGAGAGATGTTGTAAATGATATTACTTAAATCTTCTCTGTCTGAAGTCGCGCTGTATGTATCAAATGCGTTTGTTACTTTAGCCATTATATTTACCTATAAAATTATTTTAAAAATTGTTCAAAAACTTTAGCAGCATCCTGGACTTTTCCAGTTTTTGCTAAAACCTGTTTTGCTCTTTTCGCTGGTGCTACCGATTTCTTTCTGGTAGTTGTTCCAGGTCGGGCCACTCTTGCAGGTGCTTTTTGTGTTGGTTTCTTCTTCGTGGCTTCAACTGTTTTGGAGTTTAACCATGCGTTTCTTAAACCAAGTAAAGCACGATAGTCATAAATTGCATCCATTTCTTGAGGCAAATACCCCAAGACATTAATACCATAGTCGCGAATTGCTAGTTTCTCTTTTTGAGCAACCTCTGCATTTTTCCATTCTGGTATGATTTCAAGAATTTTTTGCTGACCTTCTTGCACTTGTTGTGCAATTTGCTCTTGCTGTTTTGCGTAGGCTTCTTGTTGAAGTCTTTGCTGTTCAGCCTCAGCAGCTTTTAGCTTTTCTTTCTTTTCATCCCAGAGTTGTTTTTCGCGTACAAATGCTATCGGATCATCATTGTATAAACTATCCCAATCTGGTTCGTTTACCAATTCGCCCTTTAATTGGGCTTCCATCTTCGGTAACAACTGTGCGTAAATCGCATCTCTTTGCTGAAGCTCTTGGGCTTGTTGCTCAATCGTTTTTCTTTGATTGGCAAGTTCCTGTGTCTTCCGCGTATAATCTTGTTGGCGTGAATAACCATTAATGAGTTCGTCCTGCGTGACCTCTATCTCTGAGCCATCAACTGTGACTCTATAGACGGGTTGCTCTTCTACCTCTTCAACTTCCGTTTCTTCTTCACCATCTTCTTCATCATCAAATTCGAGTTCTTCTTCATCGACAAGCTCTTCGGTATCTTCCTCGTCTTGTTCTTCTAATTCATCGATCTCAGGTTCAATGCTTTCAGCTTCCTCTATGACTGCTTCTTCTTGCGTATCCTCTTCAGGGGCTAAGAAACTTTCAAACGCTGAGGTTGCCTTTTGACCTTCGGTTTGTAAAGCAGTCGGTTTTCCGTTATTGCTCATAAAATACTCCTATTTTGTATTTAGGGATATTTTAAACCAATAATGTATAAAAGGGAAAGTTTTAGGCTATGTTACGAATTTTGTTTATGTTGGCTTTTGTGAGTTTGCCTTTCTCAGCCATGATGCGTAAGTGTCTTTCTACTTCAGGAAGAAGTAATAAGGATCTGTGGAAGTCTTCTCTAACCGCAACATCATCAATGCCGCGAGAGTTTAACCAATGAGTTATGTATTCATTTTTAAGATTTTCTATTGCTTCTTTAAAAACTGGTGAATTTAAAATTCTTTCAGCTTCTGCTGCTTTAACTACTTCTTCGTGTGTGACTGACATTTATAAACTAAATAATCCTCGTTGTTGTGGCAGAAATTTACCCTGTCTTGTAATAGGTCTAACTATTTCGTCAACACTAGGCTGGACAAAATTAGAAACTGGTAAGTCGGATAGTCTAGTGAAGTTCATTGGCATGATTGATTCTGGCACTATTGGTTGAGGTGCAACTGGTAATTCAGGCATTACTGGTATGTTTGGTATAACTGGCATTTGCGGTAATCCAGTAAAGTTCATAGGTATGTTTTGTATTTCTGGAACAAACGGGATTGGTTCTTTGAAAGCTGGAATTTGTGGCATTACAGGAACTTGTGGTATTGCTGGTGTTATTGGTTGTTGCAACACAGGAGCTTGAGGAAAAACTGGAGCAATTGATGGCATATCAATACCACTTAAATCTATGTCTTCAAACTTTTCTGTGTCAATATCTTTAAGAATTTCTACATCTTTAAGTATTTCTTGAACATCTATATCAAACAATGAGGGTCGTATACTTTCTGGTTCTGGTTCTTGTTTAGGCTGGAATCCCAAACCTAATAATCCAGCTCTGCTTCTATCTATGGTTTGTATAAAATCTTCGGGTATAGGAGACATACTTGTACCATCGTAACTATCCATTCCAGGTGTTCTTGGCGGCATCATTATTCCACCAAATTTAGTTGGTTGCGCTACACCTTGAGGCGCACTTGGCATTTGCACAAAACCTTCGTTGGGTGCAGATGGAGTTCCTTTTGTTGGAGCTTTAGGCATAACAGGAGCTGGGCCTTCGCCTCTAAATCTGTTTCTTAAATCTAAGTCAGCTTGTGTATACCCCATTGGATCTTCTGGAGAATAACTAACACCTGGTGCAATAACTTGTTCCATTGGCATACCGCCCGCTATTGATCGTGCGTAATCAAACCCAGAAGAATATGTTGGATCTGTTTTTTGTTTAGCCTGATTTCTTAATAGACTAAATATTCCACCACCACCTTGACCAGCTAAATTTGTTCCGCCATCAAGCTTAATTTGATTTCTTAGTATTTCTTGTAGCTCTGGGTCTAAAAAAATTGACATAATTATTAAGTTATTAGTTTATCTATTTTAGCATCAAGTTTGTCTATTTTGTCCATTAATCTGGAATATTCAACATTGTGTGCGTGTCTAGTCACATAGTCTCTAGCTATTTCTTCTCTTGTTTTATTCACTAATATATCAATCCTTTTTGCTTCGTTTTCATTTTTGCGGATGGAGTAGAACAATGGTGCTATAACCAAAGTTACAAAAATATTCCAAACCACATAGAATGAAAGTTCCATTAGAAATCAATAGCTCCAGATATGAGGCCTTGGACGATTAGCTTCAGCCTTGCTGATATCGAGGTGTATAAATCTTCCATTGCCTTTTTGATTAACTCCAATTCCTGTAAATCCGTAACCTTCTGCTGCGGATACTATTTGTAATGCTTGTTTGTGGCTGCAACCAATATCAACTGCGATGCCTAAATTGTGAGTACCTGGCTTACTTTTCTTTTTTTCTACTGGGTGTTCTGAACATCTGTAACCCGAAGTTATAACAAAGGGAAAACCTAAGTCCTCTCTAAGCGATTGTAACTTATCTATTAACTCATGTTCAATCTTATTTTCACCACAATGCTTACAAGCAAACTCTTCTAATCTAAAATTCTTCCATTCGCTCATTTTTTATCCTTATTACTAGCACCAAAGTAAAAAGATATAACTGCTGTAGCTATACCAGTTAAAGAACCAATAATAAGCATGACGATATCATCGCTAGTATCTGGGATAGGAAAAGCTGTTATATAAAATATATAACTCATAAAACCTGTCATAGATAAAACACCCAATATAGTTGGTGTTAAATCACCTGCAAATTTAGATCTAGCATCTTTTCTATCGTCTACTTCAAGTGCAAAGATATCTACATCTAATTCTTTCATTTGTACTTCAAATTCTTTTTCACATTTTTTTAGCTCAATCATTTGATCTGCGGTTATATTTTGCATTGCCTTTTCTATTTCTACTGGATTGTTTTTTACACCTAGAACTGTAGAAAGGATTTGACCAGCTTGTCCGCCTAGTGGCCCACCTATAGCTGCGCCTAGTGTTGGAGCAAGACTGCTTACTATGTTTTTAATTTTGTTCAGTTTCATGTTTGTTTTCCTTGCAATGTAATTTTATAAAATACTCTGCATCCACTAATGCCAATGGCTTAGTATTATTTCTCTTTATTATAACTAAAGGTTCGTAATCTTTACAGTTAGTACAAGATTGTTCATAGGCTTTCCAAACATTAACTGCTTGTTGGTTTTTGCACTCGATTGAGTAGGGGAATTGTTTGCGTGATTGTACGCCCATAATGACATCTTCGCCTGAAGATCCCATAGGTCTTGATTCTAAATCTTCGGGATCAAAACCAAGTATTGCAACGAGTTTATCAACAACCCATTGCTGTAGTTTTCTACCCTTGGCTTTTGCCGAGGATGGTTTCAATTATTTCTTTTTGGATTTTTTAGTAGATTTTTTCTTTGGCGGTCTGCCTACTTTAGATCCGTATGTTCCTTTACCTTTTGGCATGATTAGCTCCTTTTTTTTGATTTTTTAGGTCTTAATAAATCTGCGTCTGCCTTTCTTGCACCGCCTTTACCTGTAGCAAATGATCTTACACGACCAGCAGCCCATGATTGCGGTGTTTGTCCAGGACGAGAACCAGAAGAGTAATAAGCACCCATTCCTCGTTGATAAACTTTTCCTAAAGTGTTTTTTGATATACCACTAGATTTGTGATATTTGTTTATAACATCTTGTTTACTTGACACTTTTAACCCTTTGTTTTGCGATTTTATTCATCATAGCTGCTGTAAGTTTACCAGCTTTATATAAAGCAGAGGTTTTTTTAATTTCTGCTTCTCTTGCCTTTGGGTTTTTTGCTCCACTAACATATTTTTTTGGAACGCCGCCCTTAGTCTTCGGAACTTTTTTAAAAGCTCTTTTCATTTACTTGTAAAACTTAGAAGTAAGTTTATGCCAAAGTGTTGGTTTATATTTTTTTATTAAAAAACCGCCAACAAGTGACAGAACTATTATTGTAATTAATGTATCCATAATTTTATTATACTACCATTTAACTTTATCAGCCCAATAAGCTGCTGACAATTTTCCTTTAGAAATATTTTTAGCGTGTCTAGCTTTGAATGACTTTCTCCTGGCTTTATCTTTTGCAGTCATTGGATTTTTACCAGCACCACTTACACCTTGTTGACCAAAGCGTATAAGTTTTATGACATCGCCAACCTTTGCTAGAACTGCGTGTGATTTTGTTTTGTGACCAGGCGTTCTTTTAGGTTTGTTATAACCACTAAACCTTTCGCCTCTGTATGTAATAGCCATTAGTGTAAAGTTTTCTCCTCACAGCTTAATACTTCTGAATCCTCGGTTACTTCACCACCAGAGATAATACCAAGTATTCTAACTGCATCTTCTTGGCTTTTGGCTCTAATATCACTACCGACATAAACTAGATCGTCAACTAACACTTCTAGGTTATATAGTTTGATTGCCATTGCCAGTAAATAGTCCTTGAGCTTGATCTTTTGCAGTTTGCCTAATGTTTTCTCGGTCACGCTCCATGATAGCATTTATTTCTGCAATGTTGACTTGTGCGCCATACTTAGCAGTTAATTCTGCTGCTTTAAGTCTAATCTGTGCTTCAGTTTCATCTCTGTTTCTATCATCATCCATGATGATCTTCATGCGATCAGTCTCAGCATCAATGATAGCTTTCTGCGCTTGGTTTTGCGCTTTCATAGCTTCTGCTTGTGCGAGCATGGTAGCTGCATCAGGTTGTTGTGACTCAGGCGGTTGCGGAGGCATAGGTGGTACTTGCGTATTAATAAACGCTTGTGGATCTTTAAATCCAGCCATCTCTATCATGCGAGTCAAAGTATTAGAATACTGTTGCATGGATACCAATGGATTGCTTGGCCCAAGGGTTTGCATGATTTGTTCTTGTTTACCTGCAAGTTGTGCAAGGATTGCAAACTTCTCTTCATCAGAAGATTTAGAGATAGCTACATTAACCACCATGTCTTTATCTGATTCCCAGTATCTAGGATCAACAGGAATGAATTGACCTTCTAATCTAAATACATCTTGTGCATTTTGATGTTTGATAATTAAGTTGTTAGTAATTTTAAAGAGTTGCTTGAGTCCACCCTCGGCAAAATGTCTACAAATAATTTCTATTCGGCCTTGCGCTCCTGACATGGTAGCGGACACAGCTGCACTGGTGCTTGATTGCAAAGCATCTGCATTTAAGCCAGCAGAGGCTTTAGACACACCAGTCCTATTCTCTTTTGCTTCATCGAGGTATCCAAGAACAGGGAAAGCCTCTTTACCAGCGAAGGGTACTGTAAAGGGTTGAACCATCCCAGGGGCGCGAACTCGAATGGGCTGCCCGATATCAGTATTGAGTACATCGTCAATATTGACTTGACCTTCAACAACAGCCATACGAGGAAAGATAGAGTGTCCAAGCGAATCAAGGGTATCTCGCATAATTTGGGATTTTGCAGCTTGGATAGGCTTTAAATAATCCGCTGGACACGAACCGATTGCAGTATGTGGTTCAGGATCTGGGCAGAACATAGCAATGGGTAAATCATCCCATTGTTCTACATTCAACACATTCACACCTTCACCCGCAGTACAAACTCTTATTCTTTCATCGATGCCATCGCCATCGAAGTCATAAAAAAGATAATGTTCAACATATAAAACTTCTTTCGCACCCGTATCATTTCTATCTGGGTATACCATGTTGTCAAATGGATTTCTTGCCTCTATCTCGTCAAAGGCTTCTGGGTCAACTGCACTAGAGCTTTGGGTTGCGTATTGTTCTATTTCGTCTTGGTCATAGCCCATAGCCACTAAATCAGAAACAGATTTAATCATGCGGTGCGCGACATAAGATGCAGATTCGAGATCGCGCGCGTTGCGTGAAATTAAGACTTCTTCGGGTGGTATGGATTCAATACACACTTGATCTTTAGCCTTAACTCTACGAATGGTTACATCGTACTTAGCAGGAATCTCTTGTGTTACTTCTTCACCAGATAGAGGATCAACTTGAGTCATCATTTCCATGGTGACAGATTCTTTGACAACCTCTACATTGGGGTCAAGCACCAAAGCTTGATATGAAACAGGATCTAAGTCTGTGTATTCGCTGGTAGATGCTGAAATAGAATCATCCCAAAAGACTTTGACAAAACCGCTCTTTCTAACCAACGCATCTTTGAACGCATCGTATAAAACTTGAAAGCCTTGGTTTTTTTCTTGAATGATGTAATTAACATAATTGGTTTGTTGCTCGGCAACAGGGATGTCTTCTGGGCCATGAGGTACAAATTCAACAATCTTTTTAGTACCAAAGAATGTACGCATGATCGATGGCAACATAAAGAGTACGCTATCTCTAACATCAGTCGAAACAAATTCAGACTGCATACTAGAAGTACCAGCAGGTGATTCACCTAAATAATATTCTGTAGATTCTGCTCGCTCTGCACCCACTTGATGAATGAAATCTTTTGCATCATCCATCTCTGATTTAATAACACCAGCAAGATGCTCCATGCTAGTTTCTTCACTAACCACATCTTCCATTTTGTCTTCGTAATCTTTTGCCATGTAAAACTATCCCACTCGAATGATTCGAGATTTTAAAGGTTTTTTGAAATTATAACCGAAAACACTCTCGCTTCCACTAAAACTTGCAGCCGAACTTGCCATGGTTAATGCAAGTGCATCTGCTTTGTCTGGAGATTTTATTCCGCGTTTGCGCATTTCATCTTTTGACTCTATCTTTATTTTTCCAGTCGAAGTATATTTGTAAAGAGGCGCAGCTAATTCTGATACAAGCTCATCATCATTAGGAAGTCGGCAATCACGCTGCGCCAGCCAATCCTTAATCGCAAACCATAACTCAGCTCGCAAGTTCAAATAGTTCTTTTTGGTACTTGGAGCTTCTGCCACATTCACCCCGCGCACTGGTAAATTCTGCTCACGCAGTCGATCAACCACCCCAGCACCAAGTCCAATCACATCGACCAAGATCTCTTGCGGTCTTTCCATAACAGTACAATCATCGAATCGATTTTTAACCACACCACAAAGCTGCATCAAGTCCATGGAGGCAAATGATTTAATTTCTAAGACAGTATTTCCCTGGCGCACGCACAAAGCGCTGTTATCGCCACCGAATCTAGCAACATCTAAACCCCAAACGATTGGCTCATTCGCAGTCAGCGTGACATCGCGTTCTACCGCACCGCGCACTAAGTCAAGCGGTATGACAGTATCATCATCTGCGCTAGGAAACTCGCCCATGACCTCCACGCGCGCGACAGTAGAATCTTCGCCATACTGCTCGATCATCGATTGGAAGAGCTTTTGGTCAGTGCCTTCGACTGTGCGCGAGTCGATTTGTACATTCTGCCAAAAGCGCTTTTTGCTATTAAAGGAATCGTAAAATGGGCCTGTGTTTCGGCGCGGGTTGGAGAAAGTAAACCAGTAACGATTGGATGTTGGTTCAGAGAAGAAACCCTCGGATACGCTGTAAATGGGTGAAGGTATACCTGAAGCCTCATCCATGATTAAACAGACCCCGTAGGAGCTGTGAATACCCGCAAAGGCATCTGGATTTTCCTCGCTCCATAGTTGCGCCTGCGCGTAGTAATAACCAGTATCAATCTTGAGGTCGCGCTCTAGCGCTTCTTGAAACCAAGGCGCTGGTTTGACTGTGGTTGCTGTTTTATGAAACCAATGAGAGTTGATTGCAAGAGTCATCCATTTACCAAGTTCAGCCCAAGTTCTACTTCTAAGCTGTTGCTCGGTGTTAGCAGTTACTATGATGGTAGCCCCCAGTCTTGTGGATAACATCCAAAGAATAATCCATGCAACCAAAGCAGATTTACCAATACCACGACCTGAAGCTACAGCCATTCTAAACATCTCTGGTAAATCCCTAGTGCCATTTCTAGCAATATGGATTGTCATTTCTCGCAAAATTTTTTCCTGCCACTTACGCGGGCCTTTAAAGTCTTCGAGGGGGGTGTCTTTCATTCCCCAAGGGAAAGCAAACTTAACAAAGTTTAATGGATCGTCTTTTACATTGACTGACCATATCTCTGTCATCAATCTCTTTTCGTCTTCGGCTTTATATTTCATAAAAAAAATTTAAAAAAAAAATTAAAAAAAATTATCGCAAGAGTTCCATGTACACTGCCCCGCGCCCTGAACGAGCCTGGGGGGTCTACAGCGATAGTAAGTACTAACTTTCATAATAGTAAGTGTTCACTATCACCCTAGCGCGCGCCCTGTGTGTGATTGAGTGAACGCGCTATCAGAAGCGCGGAGAGTTGCGCTGTGAGCTTCGCGCGCTCGTGCGCGTGGGTAGGTACAAGGGAGAAGATAAATACCCCGTGCGCAAGCTCTCATGAGTTCTTAGCCTTGTTTAATTGTTTTATGTCGATCTCTTCGCGCGCGCTGGGTAGCGCGTCCGCTTGGTGTTCGATTATGCGCGCGTTGGCGCTGGAGATTATTTCGCTCAAGTTGAGCGTGTGCGAGACTTCTTGTTTTTCTGCCCAGCGCTCGCGGTCGGCGGATTTGAGATAGAACTGGATCGCTTGAAATTCTCCATCTTCTATTTTTTCCATGAGTTTGGATGTTGCTCTAGTTAATCCTTTTGCTTTTCCTCTCTCTAATGCGTCATTTATTTCTTGTTTTTTTTTGCGGTTCTTATCGAATGCACTCCAAGAAATGCCAAGAGATCGGCAAATATCCATGACTCCCATATTTAAACCAGCCAAATATTCAACTTGATTAATTTGATCTTGTGTAAGAATTAAAGCCTTTCTTCCTCTCTTTTTAGGCGTTTTTTGTTCCATAATTCATTTTTATTAGTAATTAATTGTAATTAATTAAATTCCCTTATGCCCCTATATTATCGCATTCCTGGAGCATTCACCTAATTTGAATACAAAGAATGTGCATAAAAATGTTGATATGTGATTTTTTATGATGATATAATTATTTCAACAG